TCCAAGACAAAGATTGGTGGTGCATATAATCGTCTTGAGTCTCTATCCTTCGTTGACTTTGAAGTTAAGAGAACCAAGTTTGCAGGTGATGTAACCTTTGGTTCATTCAAGCAACTTGGTGGAGATAGAACTAATCCTGAGCAGATTGTAACTCTATCAACTGAAGCAGGTATTGTTAGCTTCTTCTCTGGTAACACACAGACTATTGACTTTGGTATCAACGCATCTGAAATTAATATTGCTGGTCAAGGTGGTACAACCACTATTAGAAACAGTCTTGAGATTGATGGTGAGACAACATTCAACAGTAGTGTTAAACTCTGTGGTGGTACTTCTTCCTTCTCCTTCGTTGGTGTTGGACAATCTCTAGGAACAACAGCTATCGTTCATGCATCTGGTGTTCTAGGACCTTCTACCTTCAATCAGAATGTTGACATTGTTAATGTTCTAGAGGTTGTATCTTCTGATCCAAACTTTAACAGGATTGACACCGCTGGTTCTGCATCTTGGGGTGATGCAACATTCCAAGACATCAAGACTGGTGCAGGTCCTGAAGGAGCTGACTTACCAGCACTAACTGGTAAGCAATATTACTTACCACTATTGAACAATCCTGGCACATACTTTGCTGAAGGTGATTATATTTTACTTGACGCTCCTGTTGATTCAGGAACTGGCACTAGACCTGAAATTGTTCGTGTTGCAGTTGGTGGTCTATCAGGTGCAGAAAGTGCTCCATACTACTTGACTGTTGAAAGAGAGCCACTTGGTTCATTTGCACCTCAGACTGATAATCATCCTGAAAATCCTGGCAACAGAACTCCTGTTTATAAGTGTAACATCGCATTTGATGCAACATGGATTGAACAGGCAATTGATGGAACTAGAGATGCAACTAATCAAGAAAATGTTTATCTCTCAACCTTTGGTGGTACATTACAAGTTGGTAGAGATTATGTAATTATCTCTCGTGAAGACACCAATAATGACGGTGACTTCAATCAAGGTGAGATATTTAAACTTCTCACACCACTAGCAATCGTTAATAAGAAGTTTGAGATTACCAATGGTTGTCCTGGCGGTGATACTATCTTCTCTGTTGATAGTGTAACTGGTGAAACAGTTATTGGTAACGATGGTGTTGCTGGTGAGAACGGTAAGTTAACTGTTAACGGTTCGTTTGAATTCAAGGGTGGATGTAAGACTGCATCAATTCAAACATTTACTGGTAACGCACAGCAAGGACTTAATACAATTACTTCTGTTCCTTCAGTTGAAGGACTTGAGGTTGGCGATTATGTTGAACTTACTGGTAACGGCGGTACAGTCACACTTGATCAAAATAGATTCCCAGCAGATTCTGGAAGTGTAAGATTTACTGATCCTCAAATTGTTAGCATTGTTGGTAGCACAGTCACACTTAACGTTCCATTTACTGGATCTGGTAGTGCAACTGGCATCACATTCAGCGCAGCTAAAGATGAGAAATTTAAAGTTACTGACGGAGTTCGTGACATCTTCACTATTGATGGATGTTCTGGTGATACAGTAATTGGTAATCCAAGTGGTGTTGTACTAGCAAACAGATCTCAGTATGGAACTTCTGTTGCTTCACACACAGCTGGTGCAACAGTCTACACTGCTCTTAAAGATCCTAAGGTAGACAACGGTATTGCTACTACATTTGTTAATACAACTGGTACTATTGGTACTGGTGATGCTACTCTTCCTGTTGATGACATCACTAATTTTGAAGATGGTGACTTCATCTTTGTTGGATTTGGATCTGGCGGAAATGAAGAGATCATGCAGATCAATGGAACTCCTCAGGCAAGTGGAGTTGCACCTGCTGGTAACTTACCTGTTACTCGTGTTGGATCTCTATCATATGTTCCTGGCTCAGCATCAACACACAGTGATGGTGAAACTGTATTCAGGATTTTATTCAGGGAGACCACAGTCCTAACAAGTGACATTGCTGGATCTGGATCAAACTCTATTGAGATTGGATTAAAGAACAGTGACGTTGTTCCAATGTTCCTTGATCGTGAATATTGGTTACTAATTGATAATGAGATCTTCCTTGTAACTAGCAGCATCACTAATGATGGTGGTACTATCTTAGTTAAGAAAGATTATCATCATGGTAGATTGGATGTATATGATGATGTTAAGTTCATCGGATCTAACTTTGAGATCACTGGTACAGATAACAACGTACCTATCCTTAAGTTACTTAACAACGAAGAACACCACTTTGAAGGTGGAGCACTTGACATCAACGCTGCTACTGACATCAGTGGTAACTTGAGACTATTCCCAAGTAAGTGTGTTGAGGATCCTGATGCTATCCAGTTTACTAACAAGGCGTTTACTCCAACATTCAGAGTTGAATCTGAATTTGGTGACACATTCGTTGGTCGTTTACTTGACGTTGCTGGTATCGCATCTGCAACTCCAACTAACTCTCAACCAATCCTTGATGTTAGAAATCTAGGTGTCAATGGTGTAAATAGCTTCACTATTGTACAAGACGGATCTATTAACGCTTTTGGATACCAAGGATTCAAGAACAAGAATGGTGGACATATTACTAAGTTCCTCAACGCAGATTCCACTCTGTCTGTCAATATAAATTATATTGTAGCGGTAGCTCCTTCTACTGGTGCTCTTGTGCTTACACTTCCAACTAATCCTGAAACAGGTGACTGTATCAGAATTACTGAAGTTGCAGGAGCGTTGACTTACAACAACTCACTTGTAATTCGTGCTCCAATCATTGGAGGCGAACCAGTAGCACTTCAAGGAGATACTGTTGGAACCAAATTGGGTGGTTTGTCTACACCATATGGATCTGGTGAACTGGTTGTTCAAAATAGAAATGCGTCCTTCGGACTCATCTATGTTGGACAAACAGATGGTGATAACTTTATCCCTGCTGTCTATCAAGGTTGGTGGTTAACTGAACTATAATGGCATTCTATAACAGACTAAAAACTATGAAGTCCGCTCCCGTAGGCACTATCATGCCTTGGGGTGGACAGTCTAGTCAGGGTAATAATCCTCAAAATATACCTACGGGTTGGATTGTTTGTGATGGTAGGACTTTTGAAGCTGCTGATTATCCACTATTAGCATCAATTATTGGAAACACATACGGTCCTACTGACACATCAATTGTTGGTAATTTCCCTGACTTTGATGAGGGTGATGTTTTTAGAGTTCCTAACTTGAATGGTAGGTCAATGGTTGACCTTGAGTTATCATACTTACAGGACAGTAAATATCAGTTTGGACAACCTGATGCTGAATCTGTTATTGGTAATTTAATTTCTGAGGATGGTACAGGTGTTACTCCTCCAACCATCTACAGTGCTGATACTGATTTAGAGTTTCAATTAGATCCAATTGACACAATGGCAGGAAAAATTCAAAATATTTCTTTGAATGATCCTACATGGTCTAAGACATATTATACTATCGGTAGAAAATTAGGTATTGACCATACGCCAGGTCATAAACACAAAGGACAATACACAACGGCGTTTCCTAGTGGTAAGTATGTTCAGGTATTTGAAGCACCAACAGTTCAACTTTCTGGTAATCCTGGTTATGAATCTGCAAACTTAACTGGTATTCAGAATACTGACACTGCAGACCAGTGGCCAAATGGATTTGGTTCTATGACATATTACGATGAGAATACACTGGTCTTAACAAATGAAGCAAAAAGTTTTACACAAGATCAAATTCCAAAACCTGCTTTAGCAAGAACTATTCCTGCACATGGTGCATATACAGAAGCATTTACCGATACATACAATTATAATCATCACATGAAACAGGTTACAGGAGTATTTCCACCTCCTGTCACAATTTTTGGTAGACCAAACTATCAAAATGGTGATGCTGGTAGCACATATCCAACTAACCTTAGTCATGTTGGACAAGACTTTACCGACCAGACAGTAGCATCACACAACCACTTCAGTTTTGATGTCTCTATGAACATTGGTGGTCTTAGAATTCCACCAAATATTGCTGTAAACAACGTACAATCATACACAGTTAATGTCTCTGACATCCCTGATGCGTTAAATATTCTTATGGATAACCA